GAAGAAGTAAAACCTGTAGCAAAAACCACTAAGAAAACTGTAGCAACTTCTGAGGAAGTTTAAATGTCTATCTATCGTGGTGCAGGGGGTGCAGGAGATGCTGTTGCAGACTCAGCCAGTGAAGCACTATTAATTCGTCAATTAGCTGTTGACGTACAAGTTGATGCAGACGCTGCTCAAGCCTCTGCTACTGCTGCTTCTGGTTCAGCCACAACTGCGTCTACACAAGCAAGCAACGCTTCTACTTCAGCATCTAATGCTAGTACTTCAGCGACTAACGCATCTAACTCAGCTACCTCTGCAAGCGGTTCAGCTTCTACAGCAACCACACAAGCATCTAACGCAAGTACTTCAGCAACTGCTGCTGCAGCTTCTGCGTCTGCTGCTTCAGGGTCTGCTTCAACAGCAACTACTCAGGCAACTAATGCAAGTACCTCAGCAACTACAGCTTCTACTCAAGCATCTAATGCTTCCACTTCAGCAAGTGCAGCAGCAACTTCAGCAACTAATGCTTCCAACAGTGCATCGGCTGCTTCCACATCTGCTACAAATGCAAGCAACTCCGCTACATCCGCTTCAGGAAGTGCTTCTACAGCGACTACTCAAGCCAGCAATGCCAGCACTTCTGCGACTAATGCAGCATCAAGCGCTACAAGTGCAGGAACGTCAGCCAGTACTGCCACAACTCAAGCATCCAACGCTAGTACATCAGCAACCAACGCTGCTGCAAGTGCCTCCACAGCGACTACGCAAGCTAGTAATGCTTCCACCAGTGCTACTGCTGCTGCAGCCTCTGCGACCTCTGCAAGTGGCTCTGCATCGACTGCTACAACTCAAGCATCTAATGCCAGTACATCAGCGACTAATGCTGCTACTTCGGCAACTAACGCTGCCAATTCAGCAACAACTGCAGCATCATACACACCAAGTCAAACAGGTAACTCTGGTAAGTTCTTAACTACTGATGGTACTAACACTTCTTGGGGTAATGTATCAGGTTCTGTGTCGGTTACTGGTGGAGATTTAACTTTATCTGGTAATACTGGTACTGCAATTACCAATGCAACACTTGCTACAGTAAACTCTAACACAGGCTCATTCGGTAGCTCTAGCTCCATTCCAGTTATTACAGTTAATGGCAAGGGATTGATTACTGCGGTATCTACATCTGCGGTAGCTGGTGGTCAATACTTTGGCTCTGCTGCTACTAAAGCTATTGCATACAACTCTACAAGTATTGCAGAGAATATTACAACGACTGCTGGTAACAATTGTTTATCTGTTGGTCCAATTACAATCGCATCAGGTTACTCTGTAACTGTTGCATCAGGTCAGCGTTGGCTGGTTCTCTAAGGAAAAATATATGAGTTCAGTCGTAATCTCAGGCGATACATCAGGTGCTATTACTTTAGCTGCTCCTGCCGTAGCAGGTACTAATACTATTACACTACCAGCAGTAACAGGAAATTCTCTTGTTTCAACTGCTGTTTCTGTTTCAGTATTGGGAACAGTTACCAACAAAATTGCTATAAATATTGGTGGTACTGTTTATTATTTATTAGCTTCTACTTCAGGAACATAAGATGGCATCTACAATATCTGCTGGAACTACAAGTGGAACTGCAATAGCAATTGCTGGTGATACTTCTGGTGCTTTAGCATTACAAACTAACAATGGAACTACTGCGGTAACTATTAATACTGCACAAGGTGTTCAGGCTTTAAATTGTATTGGTGTAGGTAACGCAACACCATCTACAAGTGGTGCTGGTATTTCTTTTCCTGCTACACAATCTGCTTCTTCTGATGCTAATACATTAGATGATTATGAAGAAGGTACTTGGACAATTACTGTTACAACAGGAACTAGCGGAAGTGTTACTGCATCAGCAAAAACTGGGGCATATACAAAAGTAGGAAGATTAGTAACTATTACTGGATATATAGATTTTTCTTCGGTGAGCAGCCCAGTAGGATATTTACGGTTAAGTTTGCCTTTTACATCAGCAAGTGGAGCTTCTTTTGAAAGTGCTGCTTCTTTTATGGTTAATAGCGTAGTAAGTGCAAATGTGGCTGATTTTGTAGGAACTGTAAATAACAATGCTGCAACTCTTGATATTTATTTAGGAAATGCAAGTATTCTTAGTGCAACATCTGCGAATCAAGTTCAAGCAAGCACATCTATTAGATTTCAAGCAAGCTACATGGTATAGGATTAAAAATGGCACTTACAGAAAATACAAGCATTGACCAAATTGAAATAGTGGCTGATTGGAACATTCAAGTTCGCCAAGCTACTGTTATTGAACGAGATGGTGATTTTGTATCAAGAACATTTCATCGCTGGGTATTAACTCCTGATTCAGACATTAGCAATCAAGAACAAAAAGTTAAAGATATTTGCAATGCAGCATGGACTGATGCAGTTAAAGCTGCATATGAAACATTCAAAGAAGAACAAGTAAGGACTTTGCCATGAGTATGATTATTGATGGGACTAATGGTCTTACATTTAATGATAGCACTACACAAACAAAAGCTGGTTTAGTAGCTGGTGGAACTATTGCTACTGGTACTATTACTACTGCAACTGTTAGCACTTTAAATGCACCTAGCGGTGTTCTTGCAACACAGAACGGAATGACTGGTATTCCTAAGTCATGGGTGCAATTTTCTATGAGTGGAACAACTATTACTATTAATGGTTCGTTTAATGTAAGTTCTATAACTCTTAATTCTACTGGATTTTATACTTATAATTTTACAACCAATATGCCAAGCATAAATTATTCGGCTATTGGAAATTGTAGCGTAAATCAATCGTCAAACAACTGGCCATTCATTGCTATTTTTACCCAAAATAGTTCACCTTATTATGCTGCTCCTACAGTTTCTTCTTTTGGATTTTCAAGCCAATTACTTAACACAGGTGGACAGAATATATTTTACGGCTGTTTAGCAGTTTTCAGTTCATAAGGATAAATCATGGCACAAGTAATTATTTACAAACAAAATGGTCAGGTAGCTGTTTGTATTCCTACTGGCGAATTACCTATTGAACAAGTATTAGCAAAAGATTGCCCTAAAGATGCAATTATTGTTGATAGTTCTGAACTACCTATTGAAAACGAATTCTTTAATGCTTGGGAATTAGTAAACGGCAAAGTAGTAGTTAATGAAACAAAAAAGCAATCCATTATTAATGCTAAACAATCTCCAATAGACGCAAAGGCTTCTGCACTAGCTAAACTAACTGCACTTGGCTTAACCCAAGATGAAGTAAAGGCTTTGGTAGGCTAAGATGAGTGATAACGTAGAGCGTATAGCCGTGTTAGAAGCTGAAGTAGAAAAGCTACAAGCCAGTCAGAAAGAGATACTCGACTGTATTCATGCAGTGCGTGATGAGATGATGCGTTATAAAGGCTTCTTAGGTGGAGTTGCTTTCTTAGCATCTGGTATCGGTATATTCTTAACAGTCTTCAAAGACTGGATTTTAAAACACTTCTAAGGTAATATGCGTTCACATTCAGTAGGTAAGAATTTAGTAGCAAACACTAAGACTACCTTGTTCACTGTTCCAACTAGGAACATGGCATTGTGGAAGCTGTTGTACGCTTTTAATAATACTTCTTCAGCTAAGACATTTAGTTGCTGGTGGTATGACAAGAGTGAAAACGTAGAAGTAGCGATTGCTTCTGCTTATCCACTTTCTTCTAAAACATTCTTCTTATTTGGTGACGGGAACTATGTTGTTTTAGATGAGGGAGATGAAATTAGAGCTATCTCTGAAACAGGTTCTACCACTACTGTTGTTATTACAGTAGAGTTAGACGCTAGGTCAACTGTACAAAACTTTGCATAAAGGATAATCATGGCAACTAAGAAACAAACAGCTAAAATCGGTAAAGTAATGTCTGAATATAAAGCTGGTGGACTACACAGCGGTAAAGGCGGTCCTGTAGTAAAGAGCCGTAAACAGGCTATTGCTATCGCCACGAGTGAAGCTAAGATGCCCCAGTCTAAGATGATGAAGAAATCTGCTGGTAGAGGTCGATAATGAAACAAGGACTTTATGCCAATATCGCAGCCAAGAAAGCTCGTATCAAGGCTGGTTCAGGCGAGAAGATGCGTAAGGTAGGTAGCAAAGGCGCTCCTACTGCTCAGGACTTTAAAGACTCTGCTAAGACTGCAAAGAAGAAGAAATAATGCCTAAGAAAGCGTTTCAGAACCCTGAAGGTGGACTTAATCAAAAAGGTAGAGACTACTACAATAAGACTACTGGTTCCAAGCTAAAGCCACCAGTATCTGCTAAAGAGGCTGCAAAGTCTCCTAAAGCTGCTGGTAGACGGAAGAGCTTTTGCGCTCGAATGGGCGGTGTCGAAGGTCCTATGAAGGACGAAAAAGGCAGACCAACTCGTAAAGCATTAGCATTAAAAAAGTGGGATTGTTAAAATAATTGTTGACACATAGTCAAAACTGTGTTACACTAAGGAAAATATGGCATCTAAAAACTACCTAGAACTCACTAACGAGGTGTTAATAAGACTGCGTGAGCCAGAGGCTTCCTCAGTGTCTGATAACGCCTATGTTAAGCTCATTGCTAAATATATCAATGATTCTAAGCGTCAAGTAGAAGATGCGTATAACTGGAATTCATTATCTGAGACACTATCTGCCACAACTGGTGCTGATGTCTTTAACTATGTCTTGACAGGCACAGGTCAGCGTTTCCGTGTGATTGATGTCTTAAATGACACTAGCAATACTGTTCTACAGAACGCTACTACTCATTGGATGAATCGGATGTTTTTGTTAGGTTCTACCACTAAGAATTCGCCAATGTACTATAACTTTAATGGTACAAACACCAACGGAGATACACAGGTTGATTTATTCCCTATTCCTGATGGTGTGTATGATATTCGTTTCAACGTCATTCGTCCACAAGTAGAATTAGCAGCTAACTCAGACAAACTCTTAGTTCCACATGAGCCTGTAATTCTCGGTGCTTTGGCTAGAGCGCAAGCTGAGCGTGGTGAAGATGGCGGTGTACAGTCTGCTGAGACATACGCACTATTTAAACAAAGTTTATCAGATGCAATTTCGTTAGAGTCTTCACGCTATGTTGAAGAATCTGAATGGATTAGCGTATAATGGCTGGACAGTTACAGACCTCCTCCATTGCTGCTCCGGGATTCTATGGACTAAACCTCCAAGAATCAAGTATTACTTTAGCTTCTGGCTTTGCACTTAAAGCACAGAACTGTGTCATTGATAGATATGGTCGTATTGGTGCAAGACGTGGTTGGACACCTTTAAATGCTACCAATGCAGATTTAGGTTCTAATCCAATTGAAGCCATGATGGAAGTAGTTGATGGTGGTGATAACACTATCATCTCTGCTGGTAACAATAAGTTATTTACTGGTCGTGCAACATTAACACAGAAGCTAGTGCGTAATGCAACTAACTCAGGTAACGCTACTTACACCATTACTGCTAACAACTGGCAGATGGCTGCGATGCCTTATGGAGATGTAAACGACTTTCAGCCTCATGCTTATTTAGCTCAAGCTGCACATCCAATGTTGGTATGGCATGAGTTACCTACATCGGGTGGTTCAGGACACGCTCATGATTCAGGTACTTTTGGATTTCAGCAAGTAGGTGATATTGGTACATTGCCAGCAAACCACACTACCGCTAGTTTTAAACCTAACACTGTATTGTCTGCTTATGGACGTATCTGGGTAGGTAACATCACTGGTGATACACAGACTGTCTATTTTAGTGACCTATTGCGTGGTACAGACTTTACAACAGGTTCTGCAGGTTATTTAAACCTACAAGAAGTATTTCCTAATGCAGATAATGTTGTTGCTCTTGCCGCACACAATGGTTTCTTAGTTATCTTTGGTCGTAATAACATTGCTATCTACGCTAACCCGATTGATACAGGTGCATTAGTATTACAAGACATTATTTATAATGTTGGTTGTCTGTCAAGAGATTCAATTCAAAACATCGGAACAGACTTAGTGTTCTTGTCTAATTCTGGTGTTCGTAGCCTTGCTCGTGTAATTCAAGAAAAATCGCTTCCAATGAACGATATTTCTAAGAATGTTCGTGATGATTTAATGGCTAACGTATTTTCTGAAGCTGATTTAGGTAAGATTAAAAGTATTTATCATGAGAGAGACGCTATTTATTTGTTGTCTTTACCTACTACTAAGTTTGTCTATTGCTTTGATACTCGTTCTCGTCTAGAAGATGGTTCAGCTAGAGTAACTATTTGGGATAATTTAGAACCTAAGTCTTTTTGCATTACACAAGCTAAAGAACTGCTAATTGGTAAGACATCCTACATAGGAAAGTATTTTGGTTTTTCAGATAATGGTTCCACTTATCGCTTACAGTATTACACTAACTACTTTGACTTTGATGCTTCTACAAAACTAAAGATTTTAAAGAAGATTGGCTGGGTTCTCATTGGCGGTACAAACCAGTCTGTAGCAGTTAAGTGGGGATTTGATTACACTGAAAGCTATAACGCTACCACTTATATGCTAGATACTGCGGTTATCTATGAATACAACATTGGTGAATACAATATTGCTGAATACTCTTCAGGTATTGTATTAGATAGATTCTCTGTCAATGCTGGTGGTTCAGGAACAATTATGCAACTTGGTTTAGAAGCAGACATCAATGGAAACCCTATGTCAATTCAAAAGATTGACGTAGCAGTTAAAGCAGGTAAAACATTAGTTTAAGGACACATCATGGCAGATTATAGTAAAGCAACGAATTTTACCGCTAAAGACGGACTTCCAACAGGTAACGCTGGAAAGATTGTTAAAGGTACAGAGATTGATACCGAGTTAACCGCTATTTCTTCAGCAATTGCGTCTAAAGCAAACATCAATAGCCCAACTTTTACTGGAACCCCTGCTGCACCTACTGCAACTTCTGGTTCTAATACAACGCAGGTTGCCAACACAACATTTGTCACTGCTGCTATTACTGCTTTGTCTTTGGGTAATATGTCAACACAGGCTAAGACCGCTGTAGACATTACTGGTGGAACTATTGTTGGTATTACTGACTTAACTGTTGCTGACGGCGGTACAGGTGCTTCTTCAATCACTGCTAATAGTGTTGTACTTGGTAACGGTTCTTCTGCTTTATCAGGAAACTTAGTGGCTCCCGGAACTAGTGGAAATGTTTTAAAATCTAATGGAACAACTTGGCAGTCTACAGCTTTAAAAGGTTTAGGTTTTGGTGGTGAGGTTTGGAATAACGTAACTAGTTCTAGAGCTGCTGGAACTACATATACCAACTCTAATGCTTATCCAATTATATTTGCTGTATCAGCTACCAAAGCTAGTCCATCAAATACTCAAGGTTCTCTTGATATGATTGTTGATGGATTAACTATTACTCAAGTTGCATCTCGTGTTGGAAATAATATTGACCATAATACAGTTATCCTTTCTTCATCTGTCATTGTTCCTCCTGGAAAAACCTATAGCATTAGCATTAGCGGAGATACTTCATTGACTTTATGGCGAGAGCTGTATTGATGAGCTTTAAGGTTCCAGTCGTCATTCGTGAAGACTATACCATGTTGTTAGAGCTTCATGCTGATTTAATATGGTTTCACACTGATGTCCGTAAATGGACACCAACAGTAAAGACAAAGTATTTAGAAGATTTAAATTTATTACAACACTTAGTATCTGTCCCTTTAGTAGCTTTTGCTTCTGAGGATAATAAGAAGTTAGTTAAGTTTGGCAAATCAATTGGTTTTCAATTTAAAGAAGATTTTATAGGTCAGGATAAACAAATGTATCACATATATAGTAGGAGTCTATAATGGGTGGAGCAGCGGCACTAGCGGGACCAGTTCTAGGAACTGTTGGCGGATTAATTAGTGGCGGAAAAGCCGCAGACGCAGCTAAAGGACAAGCTGAAGCGTTACGAGCTGCTGCAGATAAAGCCTCTGCAATGGCGCAGTTTAATCCTTATGGGATGACAACTAACTTTGGTACGTCTACATTTGCGGACGGACGAGGTGGTTATACACTGTCTCCACAACTACAGGCAATTCAAAATAAATTATTTAGTCAAGCAGGTGGCTATGACCCTACACAAGTAGCTCAAGCAGCACAACCGTTATATGGTGGTGCTTCTGGACTATTTCAAAGAGGTGCAGAATATCTAGGTCAATCTCCTGCTCAGGTTTCTGCTAAGTACATGGCAGACCAACAGGCTTTGTTACAGCCGTCAAGAGCTGCTGATTTTGCTAGATTACAAACAACTAACTTTGGTCGTGGCACAGGTGGTTTAGGTGTACAAACAGGCACTGGTGGCGCTCCTTCTAATCCTTTAGCACAAGCGTTGTTTAATGCTCAAGGTAAGCAAGACTTACAACTTGCAGCACAAGCAGACCAAGCTGCAATAGATAGAGCTAAAGTTGCTGCAGGGTTGTTTGGTACTGGTGGTGAATTGTTGGGTCAAGTTCCTGCACTCACAACCGCTGGTTACAACCCACTACAGACACAACTCAACCTCTTAGGCGGTGTTGAGAAACTAGGACAACAACCTTTCTTGTTGTCTCAAGACTTGGCAAATCAGTACGCTCAATCAGGTGCAAGAGCTGGTAATCTCTACCTACAACCACAAGCTGCTGCAGCTAACGCCTATAGTCAGTATCAAGGCTATAGTCCACTTGGTACAGCACTTAGCGGTGCTGGTTCTGCGATGGGTGGAGGTGGTTTCTCTAGTCTATTTGGCGGTGGTAGTAAACCTAGCTATGCAGGACCAAGTTATGGAACTAATAGTAGCTTTGATAATAGCTGGTTTGACACAATGTCTTACGATTAACAGGAAAGAATATGGCAGATAATATTGTAGGCGGTTTATTCGGTGTAGACCCACAGCAACTGATGCAACAACGTCAAGAAATAGACGCAAGAAATGCGTTTAGATTTGCACAGCTTGACCCACTATCACAAGCTAAAATGTCTATTTATCAAGGCAGTGCTGGACTAGGTCGTGGCGTTAGTGGTTTACTTGGTGGCGACCCAGAGATGGAGAAAGCGTCTAGAATCCAACAACTAGCAGGACAGTTTGATTTGTCTACTCCTCAAGGTGCTAGAGACTTTGGTCGTGCCTTACAGCCCTTTGCTCCTGTAGAGTCAATGAAAGCATTAACTAAAGCAGATGAGATGGAGAAGAGTGGTCTAGGTCTTCAGAAGACTCGTGCAGAGATTAGTAAAGCTGAGTTGTCTGCTACTAACGAAGAGAAACTTCGTGCTGAGTTAGCTGCACTAGGTCCTAATCCTTCAGAACAACAAGTACTTACTGTAGTTCAAAAATATGGTTCTCCTGATAAGATTCTTCAAGTTCTTACTCAATCACAAGACCGTAAAGCAGCATTAGCAGCTCGTCAAGCAGCAGGTGGTGTTGGTATTGGTCCATTAACTCCTGCTCAAAAAGCAGTGGATAATAAATTTAGTAAAGAATATAACGATTTTGTTACTGGTGGTGGAAGTTCTACAATTACTAAAAATCTAAAACTGTTAGATGATGCTATTAACATTATTGAAACTGAAGCAGAAGGTGCTACGTCTGGTAAAATAGTTGGATTAGCTGATAAAACAGGAACTCTATCTTATACACACCCGAAAGCTGCAGAAGCTAAAGATTTAATTGGTGGTGTTGCACAGTCTAATTTAAGAGCAGTTCTTGGTGGACAATTTGCACAGAAAGAAGGCGAACAATTACTAGCTCGTGCTTACAATCCTGCACAACCTAGAAAAGATAACTTAAATCGTCTAAAAGCACTTCGTACACAGATTCAAGATGCTGCTGATGCTAAAATTAACGCATCACAGTATTACGAAGAAAAAGGAACTCTTAAAGGGTTTAAAGGTAACTATTCTGTTACTCCCGCAGCCGGACAAGATAATAATGACCCTCTCGGATTAAGGAAATAATAATGGCTACATTAGAGGACATCCGTAAGCAATACCCACAGTATGCTGACGTTTCCGACGAGCAGTTAGCAAAAGGTTTTCATCAGAAATTCTATAGTGATATTCCTTTTACTGAATTTTCTGCAAAAATTGGGTTTGCTCCAACAGCTCAAAAATTACCTCCAACAACAGGAGAAGCTACTCCTGAATCAATGGTAGCAGACCCTTCTAATCCGTTTAGCTATTTAGGACAAGAGCAACAAACTGCTCAAGGTCCTGCTATGCAAACTGTTGGTCAAGGTGTTAATAGAGCATTACAAGTTGGTGCTGGTATTGCAAAAGGTGCTGTAATTAATCCTGTAGCTGCTGTAGCACAACTTGGGGGAGAAGAAGGTCGTCAGTTTGCTTCTGAAGCACAGAAAGCCTATGCTCAACAAAGAGCTTCTTCAGGTGCAACTGGATTTGATTTTGCTGAGTTGGGTGGAGCTATTACGAGTCCTGTCAATAGATTTCTACCGGGAGGTGGCTATACGGGTGGCGCTATTGGAGCCATGACACAGCCATTAGAAGGTAAATACACTAGCACGTTTGATGTCCTTGTTGATAAAGCAAAACAAGCTGCTGGTGGAGCTATTTTTGGCAAACTAACAGACAACTTAATTGCTGGATTAACACCAAAGTTAAAAGAAGGCGCTCGTGAGTTAATGGAAAAAGGAGTTCCTGTGTCTCCGGGACAAGCCTATGACGGCGCTCCGGGCTGGTTGTTTAGACAGATTGAAAGTTTTGGATTAGGACCGAAACCAGACAAAATCAATAAAGCATTTAATGGTGTTGTAGCTGACGATGTATTGTCTACGCTAGGTCAAACAGTGCCTTCCACAGTTAAACCGGGTCAACAAGCAGTAGCTTATGTTCAAAAACAAATTAGTAAATACTATGATGATTCGTTATTGAGCTTAGGAAACAATAAATTAGATGCAGAATATAAACAAGGTGTTAACACAGCTTTAAAAGATGCAGTTGATACTTTGTCTAATCCTCAAGACAGAGATTTTGTTCGTAATAAGCTAACAAACAGTTTAAATATCAATTTAGGAAATAAGATTGATAAGAATGGCGAAATATCTGGAGAAGGTATTAAAAAAGTTAAAGATTGGCTAGAATCAGAAGTTGAAAAAGTAAGCGGTAAAACAGGAGCTATTCCAGAATCCCTTAAATCAGGTTATGGCGACATTCTTGCTAACTTAAATCAATATATTAGTCGAGTAGATAAAGATGGTTTAATTGCTAATGCTGACTCTGCGTGGGCTAAGTTGTATAGTTTTGCCGACGCTTCTAAACGTGCTACACCTAAAGGCGGTATCTTCAATCCTGAACAGTTGTCTCAAGCTGCTGCAGCACAAGCACAAACTATTTTAAGTGCTGGTGGTGGTAAAGGTGCTTTGAATGAAACAGCACAGCGAGCTTTAAATGTTATTGGTAAGCAAGACCCTGTTAGTCTATTAAAAGGTGTAATGATAGCGTCTAAAGCAGCTACAGGTGTTGCTACTGCTGCTATTATTCCCCAAGTTGCTATTCCTGTATTAGTAATGTCAGGACTTACCTACGGAGCTGCAAAGCAACTTATGAAGACTCCAAGTGCAGCTAGATTAGCGGTAAAAAAAGCATTAGAAAATAACACAGGAATGTTTGGTTCTGCTGGTTCGGATTTATACAATCAACTGCTCCGTGAAGACGCTGAAACAAAATAACATACATACTATACACACAATGAATAATTATGGCAGACCTTTACGGAATAAACGAAGGAGTAAAGACACTCACTGGTAGCCTTGACGCTAGTAGAGAAAGCGGTAAAGCACTAGGAAAACAAGTTGAAGCTATACAAAAAGATGCAATAGATGTAGCTCAACAGAAAGCTAACGAAAGACGCAGAGCTGCTCGTGAAGCTGAATTTAAAAAAGAGAAAGCCTTAATCAAGGCTCTTGACCACTGGAAACATCAGAAACAAATCAGTGAACAAGAAGCAAAGTTAAAGATAGACTTTGTTAAAAAACATGGTGCAAAGGAATGGGAAGCAGTTCTCAAAATCAAATTGGATATAGAAAATAGTGAACGAAAGAATAACGCAGAATTTCAACACGACATTAAAGCGGTTAGAAGAGTGCAGTTCTACTGTTTTGCGGCTGCTGCGGTCATTGCGTGGTTTTGTACTTGGGGTTATAAACTTTAGGGGTAAATAATGTTTGGAATAGATGACATCATTGGTGTAGGAATGAAACTGGTAGATAAGTTAATACCAGACCCAGCACAGAAAGCACAAGCACAGTTAGACTTAGCTAAGTTAGCTCAGGAAGGTAAACTTGCTGACCTTCAAGCAGACATGAATGAGCAGAACAATGTGTCAGACCGCTGGAAAGCGGATATGTCATCTGATTCGTGGTTATCTAAAAACATTAGACCAATGGCTTTGATAGCAATTCTTGGTGGTTATTTTGTCTTTGCAATGATGTCAGCCTTTGGCTTGAACGCAAACGAGTCTTACGTCACTCTGTTAGGTAACTGGGGTATGCTCGTCTTCGGTGCATATTTTGGGTCACGTACACTTGAGAAAGTAACAGAGATTAGGAATAAAGCTAAATGAACCTAAGTGAACACTTTACTTTAGAAGAGTTAACGGCTACTTCTCACAGAGAGTTTGACAATACTCCTAATGCTACTGAAATAGCTAACTTAACAAGGTTAGCAGCTACGCTTGAGCAGGTTAAGACTTTACTAGGTGGTAAACCTGTAATGATTAACTCTGGCTTTAGGTCTAAGCAGGTGAATGATTCGGTTGGTTCTAAAGACACTAGCCAACATCGTATTGGATGTGCAGCAGATATTAGAGTCCCCGGAATGACCCCTAATGAGGTTGTGAAGGCTATCATGGCTTCTGATATAGGGTATGACCAACTCATCAGAGAATTTGACTCATGGACGCATATAAGCGTTCCTGATATGCCTTCTAGACCTCCTCGTAAACAAGCATTGATTATAGACAAACAAGGCACTAGAGTTTACGCATAATTGTGTAGTATGTTACACAAAAAAACCCCTCCGAAGAGGGGCTAAAGTACTACCACACACAAGGAATTAGATTTCACACCCTCCAGCAGTGCAACTCAACATCTGAGCGCCTTCGACATTATCGTCATATTCTTTAAAGTTCTCCCAGTCTACTGTATCAGGAACCAGCAACTTTAATCTGTTGTAGGTCTCTTCATCACATTCTTCATAAGGTGCTTGCTTATAAGTGCCACCATCCATCGGTAGGAAAGACACTCCAGTTACTTCATCGAAGTGCTTGAATGTCCAAGCCCCTACATCCATCCATTCGTTCTCTAAGACAGAGATAGTTACTGACGGCTTATGCTCACAGTAGTGACGCTGAAAGATTAACCACAAGCGTAAGTGCTGAATAGCGGTTAAGTCTTCACGTAGTAGACCACCTTCTGCTACTGCTACAGGGAAACTAAATACTGTAGTTGACTCAGGCTTCATCACACAAGGCTCTGCAACGAAACCAGCTTGAATCATAAACTGAGTTAAAGGGTCTTTGTTGTCAGCTCTGACACGACGTATATAATATTTACTATGCTGAGGATGAATACCAGAGGCAGTAGAGCATAGCTGACTGACGGTACCTTCGGGTTTAACCGCCGTGACAGCAACACTCTGATTAATTCCGATAGCGTTAGCAAACTTAGCATTAGTAGCGATAGCAATATCACGTAGTGCCTCCAATCGTGCAGGTAATGATTCATCATCAGGATTATTTAACAAAGTGTTGTCACAGATACCAGTCATAGACACACCCAACAATGCTTCTTCTTCTGTGTTCTTCTGCCAAATCTTACGTAAGTAAGGAAAGTCTGTTAACGACGCTTGAAAAGTTCCAAGAATTGTAGCAAGCCTAATCTTATTAGCAATACTATCTTCAGTGTCAGTAGAGCGAATGATGCAAGAAGACAAATTACAGAATTGGTAAGGACGTAGAATGATTTCTGAACAGGGATTGGTTCCGAATTCATAGGTCGCATCACGTCGTCCATTCTTAGCAGCTTGCACCTGAGAAGCATCACGATTGAAGATTCCACGCTCTCCGCTATGTGATTCATATATTGAACTCCATTCTCTCATAAATTGACCAACATAAGGTGTCTCAGTATACGTAGCAGAATTGTTAGCTAATGCACGTTGACCTTGACCATCCCACCAATTACCTGCTTTAGCGTGAGCCATCTTATCGTCTGATAAGTCTGACAAGCTAATCATTGCACTCCGTCTGACTCCACCCACAACAACAACTTCCCCGATTTTGCACAGAATATCATGGCACTCAAGGGAAGTGAGACGGCGACCTGTTGCTCCTTTAAACTTGG